GAATTTGAGGGCGTCGCAGGATTTAGCTTAAAAGACCACTTTCCACGTTGGCTGTTTTGTATGTCAGTTATGATAAACCGTAACTTGATGATAAAACACCGATGGCACGGTGGTGTGCACGCAACTTATTCTAATACCCTAAAATCTGGGACAAATCTTGTGACTGGGCATTTACATCGTTTGCAAGCAACAATTTTGTCAGACTACAACGGTACTCGTTGGGGTGTAGATACAGGCACATTGGCTGAGACAGATGGCGACCATATGGGCTATGGCGAAGATAACCCAACCAACCATTGTAGCGGGTTCGCTGTTCTTACAGTTGTTGATGGTAAGCTAATTCAGCCTGAGTTTTGTGCGGTACTAGATGGCGTTGCTTATTTTAGGGGAAAAGCTGTATGAAGTTAGTCGAAAACTCTAAAGATTGGTCTAAGTGGTGGTCGGTACGATTGTCTATAATTGGTGGTGCGCTATTAACTTTATTGGAGGCATTCCCAAATGCTGTCGCAACTGTTATCCAAACTCTTCCCGATTCAATCACACAACAAGTCGGTGACGAAATCCTCAGAGTCATTGCCATCGTCTGCATCGTTGCAAGCCCCGTTGCAAGAGTCATCAAGCAATCAAAACTTGATAGCCAAAACGACTAAGCAACTTAGAAGGCATGAGGGGTTTGTAAGCCACGCGTATAAAGATTCGCTGGGCTACCTGACAATAGGCTACGGTAGGCTTATAGACAAAGAAAAAAACGGTGGCATCACTAAAGATGAAGCAGAATATTTGCTTGCAAATGACATAAATGGTGTCTATGAAAGCCTGACACATTATTTACCGTTTTTTAAGAATCTTGATGAACCACGGCAAGCAGTCTTACTTAATATGGCGTTTCAAATGGGCGTCCATGGTGTGCGACAATTCAAAAATACTTTAAGGCTAATTGAAGCAGGCAATTATGGTGGTGCGGCAGACAATATGCTTGAATCGCTTTGGGCGCAACAGACACCTAATCGGGCAAAAGAGATGGCTCAACAAATGAGAACTGGCGTATGGCAATCTGGCTAAAGTTTAAGGGCTACATACTAGCCGCTGTGGGCGCTATATTAAGCGTCCTAGCTATTTATTTAGCAGGTCGTAAACAAGGCTATGACTCTGCTGAAAACGACATGAGAGAGGCTGACAATGCACAAGCAAGAAAGATTGAAGACTTGGCAGATAGGGTGCGTCATGCTGACGGTGATAACCGTACCGCTATTGAACGGTTGCGCATTGCCAAGCGGCTCAGAGACCTCTAGGTCGATTTGCAGAGAGTTGGAAAGGGACTTACCTACCTACTCAGTCAAAGACACGCCAGCAACGCTAGAATCGGGCGCAAAGTTCATTGATATATTTAATGCTGTGTGTGGTGTGGCGAACCCTCGATAAAGCACGATTAGCTGAGAATAAATAAAAAACTATTGGGGCGCTGACACCCAACGATTCGCCACATTTCGGAAAGTATATCAAAGTGTTAAATATTTTTATTCAATGCTCTCATTCTTTATCCCCAAAAAAATCTTCAATGTTCTCTCGTCATCTTGTAATGAAAACTTAACGTCTGAGATGTGATACTTGACGTAACTACGACCATTTTCATCGATGACTTCTAGTCTTGTTACTTTGCTGACGTCAAGTTCACTCATGGTTTAATTCCTTTAATTTAGCCTCAGTAGCATCTTGTACTTTGCATGCGTATTCTGCGGCGGACATAAATTGGCTGTAGTCCACGGATTTGCGTATGTCTGCTTTTTCATCTGTCATTAGATGCACCCATTTTGGCGGCTTTGCTAGTGCTTTCGCAGCCTCTTGCATTTGAAACAAGCATCTTTTAAGCGTTTCTGTTTCATCAGGTTTAGCTAGTGCGCTTTCCAATGCCTCAATGGCTATTTCTATTTTACGGATATTATTAAAACCAAGTGCGTTCATTTCCAAAGCCTCTAACACCGTTTCTGCTGCTTGTCGTAAGTCAATCATGTGTTCTTCTCCTTTAGCTTGGCTTCAACAATTTCACCCGAAGGGAACGCCACGCGGTATTCATCAGAAAGCAGTATTTCTGCTGTGTCTCTTGACATACTGTCTGTCGTTGCCCACCGACCCGATTCCATTGTTACCTCCCTCCAATATTTGATGCAAACCTTGTCTATCATTTTCGTGGCGTCAGGTAATTGATTGAGGCTTGTCTTAGTTTGTTAGTCATTTCTCTTGTCCCATATCCGTTGCCATTCATTGATGCAACGCTTCAACGCCGCCCCCTGTCTTGAATAAGATGGCATAAACGGCTTGTTGCCCTGCTCCCTGAGTTTTTCGAGCAATTCTTTTTGCCACGGTTGTAAGTCAATCATGTGTTCTTCTCCTTTAGTTTGGCTTCAATGGCAGCAGCAAACGAATATTCATCCATCGTTTTTGACCAGTGAACATCTCGAATTTCCTCATTCGTCAGGCTTGCCCATTCACGCAAAGGTTCGCTACATTTAACGCAATACAGCGCATAGCCATCGCTTGTCTTGACGCCACACTCAGCGCAACCTTGTTCAATTAATTGCGAACACGGATAACATAACTCAACTGTCATGAGCAAAGATGTATTGGTACAATTTTTAGATAGGCATTTCATTAGTTTTCTTTTCTCAAGATTAGCCACGGCAAAACAAGTATATCAATAGATTGGCGTATTTATATTTTCTTACATTTATGGGTTGGCTTATAAGTCGCATCCATCACAGCTTTTTTTGCTTGCTTTTGCATGTACTTTTTGTAATTAATGCGAAACATCCATTTTTTAGTCGGATGAAGACCTACATTATCAGAGTCATTGAACATAGTATTAACCAGATGCGTTTTAAAGTATTTAGGGTCAATGTCCAAAAACTCTAAGTACAAATCAATGTCATCGCTAAACAAAAACCTAAACGCATCATTGGCTAAAGGTGACATTTTTCCTTTTTCTTTTAGCTGAATTAGCGAATCTGAAATGGCCCTTGTGATAACAGCGCTCATTAAGCCTTTGTAACCATCAATGTTATCTAGCATTTCTTGCTCCTTTGGCTAGTCCAAACGGGTCATGAGCAGGCAAGGAGTCATAAGTGTATACCTTTACCGTAAACTCGTGGAACTTAGAATACTTTGGGTCAATAAAAACGTTTTTACGAGCGCCGTTGCCACGCATCTTTTCCATCAAAATACGCTTTTCATTAATTAAATTACGCATGACTCGGCTAACTTGAGGGTTTGTCAGTTGAAATTTATCGCTCAAGTCTTTAATTGAGCGCGGGGCTTTGCAAAAGTTGACGACTATATCATAATCAATTATTCGTTTACGCATAATTTAAACTCCAAATAAGCAATGCAGTCCATATAAAAATGATTAAAGTTAAGGTAAAAGTTATGCACTTCATATGATGTCGCTCAGAGAGTTTGGCGTTAGGTATGGAGCAGACGATAACCGTGGTTTAGGTTCAGGTGCTTTTGTTTCTATTTCTATCAACTTTTCTATAAAATGCGCTGCCTTGCGAAGGTCATCTACACCACCTTTTTTGCGCCATCGTGCTAAATACTTAACTGCACATCCATCAAGGAAACCGAGTTCCCACGCTACGATAGCGTCCCAAGGTTGTATGTCTGTCATATAATGGCTACCGCCAATTTGTTTGTCATTTGTCATAATCGCCTCATACAAAGTTTGCTGTTAATAATGTCATAAATGAAATAAAAGCAATGACATATGCTACTGGTGGTATGCGTTTTGATTTTGAGTAATCACGAGCATATTCGCCATTGATTGATTCACGCAATGTGCGACCTGTCCAGTTAGGGTGGTTGAGGTCTGCAAAGTAACCCCAATTGTGATCGTTTTTCATGCTTCCTCCTGATAGTTGTGGTCATATGTTACGTCTGTTACAAATCCATCGTCAGGCTCACCTGTGTCGATTACATCCCAATCAATTGACGCCATTGCGGTATCAAACGCATCGTCTTCATCCCAACCGCAGACCATAATCTCAACGGTCTGAATTCTTTTGGCTCGTACTATGTAGCGGTTCATGCAATCACCTCTACTTCTGCTTCTGTTTCAAGCCATACTTTTGCGCCACAGGATAGCGGTTTATCAGCGCTGTAAATTATTTTGCTGTTGCCTTTAATAATGACTTCATGTGCGTATGTATTTGTCTTGTACGTTTTGACTGTTAGCACAGGGTCGTTTGTATTATTTTTAGCGTTTTTTTTAATAACGTGTTGATTGACATGAATAATTGTTTTCATTTCTCTTTCCTTATGTTTACGTTACTTAACTTTATAACTATATTTTAAGAACATGTTTATAGCGGCGACATCTTTCATGTGTTTTTCTCCTGTATCAACTGCTCAATCTGCCTAGCAAAAACACGCATACCCGAGTCGGTGACGTACAGTAAATTAAGTTCATCGGCTTCAATGGTGACACGTCTAAGCAACGTCTCAATCTCATCGTCATCAAGTCGTGTCAATTTACTCGCCTCTTCCCAACCTGATTTAAACACCCGATATGCAGGGTCTTTAATTGTCAAGTTGAACTCTCCGTAGAGTTCTAGAAAATTGCGTTCTATTTCGTTCATTTAAAACTCCGTTATGTTGTCGTCAAGTCCGTGGTTTAGCCAAATGCGAACTAATGCGCGTTCGTCTGCGGTCTTGAAAGGGTAATTCCAACGTTCTAGTGTTAAGCCTGATGGGTGCATTTTGTTTCTCCTTTTGTTTAAGTGCATAAACAAATATTAAACCAAAAGTTAACACCTGTGTGGTTATTTTATAGGGACAAACCCTAATTGTTGCAATTTATTTACGGTGTCTTCCCAACCTAGACCAACAATTACTTTGTCACCTATGCTCTCTAAGTAAGCAATCCAATCCTTTTGAACGGGTGAGAGCCTGCCACCTGTTTTTATTTTCATCTCTACCCAAAGGTGCAAGGCAGGCACATAGAGGTCGGGTACGCCTGCTACAGTCCCTGTTACCTTAAGTTTTGCTGCCACCGCAGGGTGACGATGCCCACCATTTGGAATGGCGAATATACGCTCCTCTCGGTTACGCCTCCACCATTGCACAAACAACATCTGTTCTTGGTCTTCAGTCATTCCAATACCTCCGTAAAACGATTTCAAATTTACCTTCTTTTCTGTAC